AGTCCAGCCTCTGCTGGTGTCAAACACAGTGTTTGGCGTGACTGCCTCGTAGAACGCATTGAAAACGGACTTGAGGATGTGCTTGCGTCTGTCTTCATCAATCAGGTGGTTGCTCTCACTGCCCGTAATGACGTTGATGGTCGATGTAACCAAGCCTTGCACGGGGGATGAGATGTCCGCGTAGAACTCAGGGTTCTGACGCAAAATAGCCGAGAGCAGGGTTGAGCCTGACCGTGGCAATCCCGAGATGAAGAAGAACTCTTTCATGCTGCGGTCTGTGGAATCCAGTTGCCCGTAGCCTCGTCCCACTGGTAGCGCACGTTGCCGCCGTTCATGATTGCGTCAACAGGTCGTGGCACAGGAGCACTCCAACTCATTGTGTCCAAGTAACCAATCCAAGACGGGTAAGGCTTGGTGGCTTCGTGCTCTGCCACACGGCGCTCGTTCCAGACTTCTTCGGTCAAGACTTCCAGCACGCCAGCAATCGTAGTGTCGGCATCGTCATCACAGGTGCCGTAATACTTGGGGGCGCGAAGGTATGTGCCTGTCGAGTCCGTGCTGACGGGCCATGTGGACTTGTCTTGCCAAACGATCTGCAAGCCTTTGACAGCGGGCATTGATGGGCCTGTGCGCTGCGGTTCAACAGTGCAAGGGATGCGGGTGTTGTGGTCAACTTCGGTGACTACTATGTGCATTTTGGTCTTCCTTGAGAATTAAACTGCAACTCTGCGAATGGCTCGGACACGGTAAAAACTGGCCTTAGGGGGGTAGCCCTGATTGCCGCTAGCGAAGAACTGGTTCCATGCTTCTGTTGCAGAAGCCTCAGTACTAGACCAATAAGCGGCCACTGCGAACGCTTCCGCACCAGTAGAAATTATAAATGCCGCTGCTGAGGTTTGAGCAGGTGTTCCACTTGTATAGTTTGAGCCTCTGCTTGGTACGGCGTTGGTGTTTGTACCTGAGGATGTATTATTGCTTGCCGTTGTTGGCTTCAAATTAAAATAACAGACCTCAAGCTCATTCTTTGCAGGCATATACCAGTCGGAGAAACCACCAATGGTTAATCCTTCGCAGAACTGCGCAGCAGGGTGGCTGGCATTGTTCATGTTTGAGCTATTGGTAGGCCCATCAATAACCGAGGATGTACCCGCAGTTGATGTGTTTGAGGTTTTCCATCGCACGCTTGCATTTTGTGCCGAGGACAACGGGCCGACTACAAGGTTGTAATCTGCTATGCCGTTAGCAGCGGTTGAGATTTGTCCTGCAAAGAAACCACCACCAAAGGCATCGCCTATTGCTGGCAGCGGAGTGACACTATTACTTGCAGCACTTGCTGGCCCGGTTCCTGTTGCATTTGTGGCTGTTACTGTAAATGTATATGTCGTGCCTGTTGTTAAGCCTGTTACTGTGATTGGAGATGTACCCGTACCAGTAAGTCCGCCGGGGCTGGATGTTGCTGTGTAACCTGTGATGGTTGCGGGGTAACCAGTATTTGCAGGGGCTGTAAACGGAACAGAAGCTGTAGTAGGGGTAGGACTTGTAGCAGTGCCAATCGTAGGCGCACCCGGCACTGCGGGCCAAATGCTCTGACCCTTAGCTTGCATCTGCTGAGTAACTGTCCAGATTCCAGAAAAATTAGGCATACGTTTCCTTAAACTGCTACGCGGCGGATGGCGCGGACACTTAACGTAGTACTCTTACCGCTGTAGCCCTGATAGCCGTTACTGAAGTTTTGCCTCCATGCGTACAAACCTAATTTTTCAGTACTAGACCAGTAATTGCCAGCCGTAAACGCCTCTGCGTTGCCTGTTTGAAAAGCTGCCGCTGAAGTTTGTGCTGGTGTTCCAGCCGTGTAATTACTGGCTCTTGCTGGAACAGCGTTGGGGTTGACGCCCGAGGATGCACCACCGTTGTTACTTGTCGTTGTTGGTTTTAGGCTGTAATAGCATACCTCAAGCTCATTCTTAGCGGGCATGTACCAGTCAGAAAAACCACCAATACTTAAACCTTCACAGAATTGAGCCGCTGGATGGCTGGCGTTATTCATATTTGAGCTATTGGTCGGCCCGTCAATATCTGAAGTTGTGCCTGCTGTACTAGTGTTTGAAGTCTTATATTGTATGCTTGCATCTTGTGCAGACGCCACTGGGCCAATTACAAGGTTATGAGTGGCAACACTTGAAGTTCCAATTTGACCTGCAAAGAAGCCGCCCCCATAAGCTGAGCCAATTGCCGGAATAGGCGTTGCAGAATTACTCGCCGCGCTCAAGGGGCTGGGGCCATAAGCATTGGTCGCAAACACCTTGAATGTATAAGCCGTTCCGTTGGTCAAGCCGCTTACCGTAATAGGCGAAGATGCGCCCGTCCCAATTACCCCCTCAGGCGTTGAGACAACTGAGTACCCAGTAATAGCGCCACCACCAATATCAGCAGGTGCGGTAAAAGTTACAGACGCGGAAGCAGTCCCCGCCGTAGCCGTACCAATCGTGGGTGCGTTGGGAACCAGCAGGGGGTTATACCCCGGCAAAACAATACCAGCCTGATAGCGCATCGACATGGGTTACCCCTCAACTTGCGATAGATTCGTAAGAGATACTGAAGGTCAGCGCACTTGTTGTACCCGAAGTTACCGTAATTGACGTACCCTCCATCAGATACACCGATGTGGTCTTGTCCATAGCAATCAGGGAGGCATTAGCCGGGACTGACACCGTTGAGACAATCGGGTATGCCGTACCGCTTGAAGGAGCGCTGCCTTGGGCCACAGCGCCGTTGGTGTAGATTGACACCGTAGCGTTAGCCGCAGAAGCCGTAGTGTTTGACACCACGATCTGATTGATCTTAAAGACCAGATTAGACGCAGCCGCATTAGGCAGCAAGACAAGTGCGGCGGTGCCACCGGGCGTGAGGTACGTTGTTGTGCCAAGAATGGCGGTTACGTTCACTATGTTGGGATTTGCCATGATGATTCCTTACAGACCAAAGATGATCGAAAAAGCGATTGCTTGACCCTTGCTGGCCCCGCTTGCCGCCGGTGTGGTAGATGCCCAAGTCGTGCCGTTTGAAGTCAGCACATTACCGCTTGTTCCGGGAGCGACAAACAAAGGCGCTGATGTGCCGTTGCCCAAGATGACATTGTTAAGTGTCAGGGTGGTAAGACTTGTACCGCCTTGGTCAACGCCCAGTGTGCCCGTGGACACAAGATTTTTGCTGCCATTGGTAAACACCGGCTTGTTGGCTGTCAGCGACGAATCAATAATGTCATTGGCCGTCAGAGTCGTACCGTCAAACGTCAAATTGGCAGAGCCTGCCAAGTTACCGCTACTGTTGAACTGAACCTGTGTGCTGGAACCACCGGCCGATGCGCCTACACGTACAAAATCAGAGCCGTTCCATGCTACCAGTGCCTTGTCCCCCGCAGCAACCGTAATGCCCGTTGTTGGACCTGCGCCGCGGATGACGATGGGGCCTGTGCCGGAGTTGATGACCACATACGCCTTGCTCCGAGCAGGAGCCGTGATATTGCGAGTGGTTGCGCCGTTACTGGCTGTCCACAAGATAACCGCGTTGCGTGCTTGGTTGTCTGCCCCATTGGTCGTGCTCAGAGTGACATCAGCATCGGAGGAAAGCGTTACCGTACCGGCTACCGCATCATCAAGCAGGTCGGTAATTGCATCGTTGACCGTAGCGCCCCATGTGCCGGATAGATCACCCGTGGTTGGCAATGCCAGACCAAGGAGAGGGGTAAAATTTGTTACTGCCATATCAATATCCTTTACACAACCATTTCGACATTTTGCCAGTTCGGGGTTTGACTGTCATCTATTGTCGTCCAATAGAAGTAGTTTGGTGTCCCAACCTGCCCCCGCGCCGCTACTCCGCTCAATGCCACCGTACGGCTGGTAGAGGCAATCGAGCCAACCTGACCAAACGCCACCACGCTGTCCTCTGTCGGACCAGCTACGGGAGTAGCAACACCCACCGCGCCCAATAAACCTACACCCGTCAACGCAACTGTGCGGACCGAGCTTACAGTACCTATTTGGCCCCCGGCATCCACACCTGTACCGATAGGCGCAGCAAGCATATTTCCTGCATTGCCCAGAGCCTCTACGCCCGACAAGAAAGCCGCATACGCAAAGTCTACGTTGCCTACATCGGCAGATGCTAAGACGCCCGTAAGCGTTACCGACAGCACCGAGCCAACTGAGCCAACCTGCCCCTGTGCGATAACGCCGTCCTCCTCCGGACTGATCGTCTCTGCCACATCTCCTGCCGAACCGGAAGCAACCACCCCCGTAAGCGCCACTGTGCGCTCGCCCATTCCTACTGTGCCTACCGCGCCCGTAGCCTCAACCCCTGTAGCATCTACTGCATAGATGGCTTCGGCAGTCATCGTGCCTACGGCACCGGCGGCGCTATTCCCGGCTATCTCCGACTGGGAGCCGCCCCAAGAATATTCGCCCCATGTACCTTCGCCCCATGCGGTAGTCATTTGCTACCCCCGAGCAAGTTAGGTTGTAGCCAAGCGGATCAGCGCAGTGCTTGTCGTGTTCGCAGGCATCGTCAACGTGAAGGTTCCAGCGGTCACTGTTTGTGATCCGAAGGTATGCACGCTCACCGCCTTGTTCGTCTGTGTCGAGTTGTAGATCAGCACTGCGTCAAAAGCCGTAGCCAAAGTCACCGTGGTGTATGTGATGCTGGCTGAAGGCGTAACGAATGCGACGCCCGCTGTTGCAGAGCTGTTGGTGGCAGTTGGGGCTGTCCCAAATGTAACCGTTACCCCGCCCGGTGTGTAGCCGGTGCCTGACACCTCGTTGGTTACCGAGTAGGCAGTGGTGCTGGCGTTCACAGTGGCTGTTGTCAGATACAACGCGCCTTTGAACGTGTCGGCAGTTGTCGCGGCCCGGATAGGTGCTACGCCAAAGTTATGGGTTGCGGTCATCAACTCGCCCATGAAGCTCGTTGTCATTGCTTGGGTATTTGCCATGGTTGGCTCCTTAATTAAAAGATGCGGCTTCTACCGCTGAACTTACGTTTTTCTTGAGGGACACATGCACAGAACGGTGAACAAGCTCCCCCGCCAACCAGTACTCCACCCATGTGGTTGTTTCGTTGTCATTATCGACGGAACCCTCTTGCTTTTCAAGCAAAGATTCGTCCATTTCGCCTTTGGTCGTGGTGATCAATTTGAACCCCTTTAAGAAATAAAAGCCATCAGGTCACCTGTTGGCGGTACTGGCCCGAGCGATAGGCGTCTTGACGCTCCATTCCATCACCCAGACGTTTAGCCAAAGCCAGTGCTTCGTTGTATTTGGTGTTGTACAAGGCAACTATGTCGGCCTCACCCTTCAGGAAGGTGGCGGCTTCGACCAATGCTCCATACAAAAGCACCGGGTCGAAATTGTCGCCCAGCCATGTGCGACCATCAGCGGCAACCGTAATCGACTCGGGGTAGTAGTAGAAATGCAGCTCAACGGTGTATGTTGTATTCGGGGTAGG